ATACGTATCACAAATGGGAACATCAATCAAGTGATGCTCTCTGTCAAAAATTTAATCAAATAGAAAAATCTAATGTCACTGTTGACATATTAAAACCATAAATATAAGAGCCATGCCTCTTTTCAATGTCAGAAGAAGTCAAAAAGGATGAACCTAAAAAGAAAGGTATTCTGGGAAAACTAAAGGAGGCAGCAGATGACAAGGAAGAACAAATTGCTATCTTGTCTACTTTTGTTAGGCTTGGCATCCTTGTTTGGAGTGGAGGAATACTCACGTTGGCATACATCAAACTTCCACCAGCATTGGGTATACCAGAGCAAAAACTAGATCCTACTTTTATCGCATCAGTATTTACTGGGGTTCTCGCTACTTTTGGTGTTCAGGCAGCAAAGAAAGCAGGAGAGAATGGTGGTAATGGTGGGGGAATCAGTAAAGCAGATATGGAAAGATTGATTGCTGCAGCAGCACAAACTGCACCGGCACAAACTATTCGTATTGAACAGGCACCTGTACAAATTACACAGGCACCTCCAAAGTCTGACGATACATATAAGATGTAATTATGGATAATCAAAAGTCGCCATTTAAGTGGGTAGTTCTGACAGTGGGAACACTGTTTGGAATTGCACATATTGGTGTCTTGGGACATCTCATAAACAAAAATGATTTGCCGATAATTAATCTTCCTGTTGGAGATTATACCTCATATACAGTAGAGGCGGGAGAGACAGGATATAGGATTGATTATTCATCAAATGATCCTAAAGTTATGGGTGTCCGAAAAAGAGTCGATAAGACTAATGGATTCTTTGGTATTGGTGGGCAATCAAATGTAGAATATGATGAGGAATATACAATGGATGGTGCCCGCCATATGGGTGGAGGTGCTGAGGGAAAGTTGACTGCCAAAAAGTTAGAGTGTATAAAGGCGGAAGGTGGTGGAGAATCGACAGGAAGGATAGTGGGTGCTAGTATTGGTGCCGCAGCAGCACCATGGTTTACTAGTATCCCATATGTCGGATGGGTTGCTGCCGGATGGATAGCAATGTTTGGGCAGGATAAAGGTGCAGAGATTGGTGGAGAACTGGCAACAACAATGATGGAGGGATGCGATGAACTTTGAATTAAATATGGAAGACTATACAATAATTTTAAATGCACTTCACTACTATAAAAAAGTGGAGAAAAAAGGTAACTTTAAGCAATACAATGAAGAACGTGTAAATAAGTTGAGAGATAAAATGGCATATCAATTAGTCCCTAGTCCTGATAGTAAAAGATGAATTTATTGTTGCATCCACTTGATAATGTTGCCGATCCTGTGTGGTCAGTAATTATTCTAGTAATTATTGCTGTTGGGTTGGCATTGGGGTATGTTATATACATACTAGGAGAAGCATTTGAGGAGTTAGCAGATGGGAGCAATGACACCACCGAGCAGGAAGAGTTGCTACAACTTCCGAGTAACGGAGATCAATCGTAACATCTAATTTTACTAAATAGTATTATAGATGTTATAATAGATTTAGGTTATTTTTTATATGCATAGACACCATAAGATACCGCGCCATATGGGTGGCACTGATGACTCTACTAACATTATGGAATGTAGTGTGGAAGAACATGCAGAGTTACACTTTGCCCTATACCTAGAACATGGCAGATGGCAAGATTGGTATGCAGCAATGGGTTTGGCCGGTATCATTGGTAAGGAAGAGATAGTTAGAGAACAACAAAGTAGAGCCAGTATCAAAGGTAACACTGGTAGAAAGAGACCAGACTTTGTAAAGTGGTTGAAAGAAAACCCTGACCGCCCTATGGCACCAGCTGGGTGGAATAAAGGTGTACCCAGAACTGAAGAAGAAAAGAAAAAAATGTCTGCGGGACAGAAGAAGTTATATGAGAATGGATATATCAACCCCAATAAAGGTGTGCCCCGTACAGAAGAACAAAAGAGAAAACAAAGTGAGGCAATGAAAGGAAAACCTGCTTGGAATAAAGGTATAGAAAGAACAGAAGAAGTAAAGAGAAAGGTTAGTGAGGGACATAAAAAGTTATATGAAAATGGATACACTAACCACTTTACAGGTAGAAAACATAGTGAGGAAACAAAGGCAAAGATGAAAGCCTATTGGGCAAAGAGGAGAGAAGAGAAACTAAATACACTTGACAAATAACTAAAGATGCAATGTAATGGGAACTATGACACCGCCGAGTCGTAAGAGTTGTTACAATTTTAGAGTTGTAGAGGTTGTAAAAATAATTGATGGGGACACTGCAGATTTTATTCTGGATTTAGGTTTCGATCTATACAAGAAAGAAAGAGTTAGAATTGCAGGAGTTGATACACCGGAGAAAAGGACGAAAAATCTAGAGGAGAAAGCACTTGGAATCGACGCAACAAACTGGCTCAAAGCGAAACTCGAAGGCACGTTGGCTGGTGATGATGAGTTGTCTGTTAGGACTGAACTTGTTGGTGGTGTCGGCAAATATGGCCGTCTTCTTGGTTGGTTATACATTGGGGACGACAGTGTGTCCCTTAACGAACAAATGATTGCCGAAGGATATGCTCATGCCTATGATGGTGGCACAAAGGATATGAATTTAGAAGAACTTCGTGTAATCCGAAGACAGCACGGCACCTTGGTAGATTGATGATGAGTGGTATATTCGTATTTGGATTTATTATTTTATTAACTTATACACTACATATTACATGGCCTATAAAAAAAGGTAAAAATTAAAATGCAAAAATTAATTAACATTCTTGCTCTAGCTTCTTTTGGTGTATCATCTGCAATTGTTGGTGGTAGTGCCTATGTTTATGTAAATAAAGATGCTCTCATTGAGAGTGCTAAAGCAGCAGCAACTAAAGCAGCAACAGAAGCAGTTGCCGGAGCACTTCCTGGAATGTTGGATTCTGCTATGCCAGAACTTCCTGGTGCTACTGGTGGTGCTATTCCTGCTATGCCCTCTGCAACTGGTGGAGCACTTCCTTTTTAATATTGTTAAATACAAATAGTTTGAATTGGCATTATGTCTTCTACATCTTTTCGTAAAAAAAATTCTGTAAGAAATAAAAGTAAGAAAAAAAATGATACTGACAGCACATTTTTTCTTTATGTTGCATTTCATTCTATAATTTCTTCTGTTATGAATATCTTTACGGATGACTGAAATTCCTATTATTACTTCTCGTGATATTTCTATTCGTGAGATTGAAATACCTCAAGTAAAAACTGTCTTAGATAACTATACAAGAATACCTTTAGGACCTCCTGTCGTAGTGAATATTGGCACGCCTGTTGTCAATATTCCAGGATGTGTAGAAGCACATGAAACGAACAATGCAAAAAATAATCAGATAAGAACCGATGACAAAAAAGGATTGGTTACGTATTGTGATTCTGGTGTTCCCAGTTTTGATCCTATTCTATATGAACCTGAACAGATGATCATCACTAGACCTAGTGGTGTTAATGTTCCAAAAGATGCTCCTGTAGTTCCAGAAACTCCTGAGATTCCAAAATCCCCAGATATTCCTACTGCAAAAATAGATTGTCCTACGGCATCACAAAATGCCAAAGAACCTATTGGAGAGTTTATACAAGGATTTAGAAAAAAAGTAGTTGAATATAAATTAATCGGTAATGAATGTATTCAAATAACAGAAGATGTCTCCATACCTCAACAGATAGTCGCAGGACTTCCTAGTGGTGGACAGGTAATGCAGGTGGGTGGTATTGCTGTCATCGCAACTACTTCGGCATTACTTGCAAAACCATTGGCAGACTTATTATTGAAGGTCGTGAAACCTACTATTAAAAAAGTTATGAAAAAGATTGCCAAGATTAAGGGGAAAAAGGTTGCGATTGAATCTTTAAAGGACCGCCAAGGTCAACAGCGGATTCGGAATCGGGCAATTCGGGTTTTGAGGGGACGGGAATAGTATGATAATGTGGATGCTTATGCCCTGGAGGATTATTAACTACCACATCGGCACATACAGAATAGTATGGTGACTTAGGATGAAATTGAATTCCTTTTAACTTTAACTCACCACAATTTTTAAGACGAGCAATTTCAAAGTCCAATCTTTTATTGGCAGTGAGTTGTTGCATCATTGCAATATTAGAAGATGCTGCTTCTTTACAAAGGTCTTGTAATTTTTTATCTGTAGGTGTGCTCCATGTCATGGAGAACCCTAGACCTAAGCTATAATTATTTTTCTGGCCAGTTCTGGTTCTTTTAGTGAATAGAATATCTCCAGGATTATCTAAAATGCCATCTCCGATATTATTTCCGTCATCATCGAAGTCTCCAAAGTTATCGGTGATATCGTATACTGGGTCATCATAATAACCTTCAAAAGGTTTAGCAGCAGATACACTTCCTGTTACATACGGTGTGAAGTTGCGAGTGGGACCCTGACACTGAATCCCCCCTCCATATGTGTTTGTAATGTATGGACCCTGAAGGACCTGTATAGCTTGGTTTGTAACGGAGCCTGAACTGTTAGCGACAGGAGAAGCAGTAGCAGACACACCACCAACGGTTTCAGCATAAGAAGGATTAGCAAATAATAATGTTACTGCGAGAAAATACTTGTGGTATCTGTGACGCTTGTAACCTCCGTCACTCTTTGAATAATTGTATGATTTTGAAGACCTGGGCCAGAGTAAGTTTCTGTAAATTGAAACGCTGCTCCTGGTGTTGTCTGTGTGAATTGGGGTTTGCTTGTTACACCTGTCCATGATGATGTCACTCCATCTATAGTTATATTAGTAGCACCTGTTCCTGGTGAGAGGTTTCCGGATGCTGATACACCAGAACCAGTAGCAGAATACTGGTATCCCGTGCTATAGTCCATTGAGTTTATTGTCTCAGTTACTGTTTGCGTCGTTTCTGTATGACTGCTCATACTTCCCTGAGTGAAGTTCGGCACCACTGGTACTGCTAGTGCCTGTCCAGGCAACAAAACAATGCTGGCAACAATTACAGAAAGAGGTGCCGCGACAATTTGAGCAGCGGCATCCTTTTGGATTTGGAAAACCATAATTTAAACTCCTCATCAATCGATAACAGTGATCTCACTGATGAATTGTCCTGTTGCAGATGTACCAGCACCACCACCAGTTACCGTGAGAAGACCTGCTGAAGTTACAGTACCGGCAAGAGTTCCTGCAACACCGGCAGTAGAAGAAGTTACACTAGAAAAATTAGGAACATCTCCTACAGTTGCAGCAGAAGTAGGAACTGCATCGGCCTGTGTATAAGATTGACTGAAACTAAATGCAGAACCTGCTGTATCTTGAGTGGCTGCAATTGTTCCAGGAGCATATACTCCACTGGTAATTGTTCCTGCAGAAACTATTCCGGCAGTTGTTCCGTCCGTAGTATCAATATTACTGCCACTGATACTGAATGAGGATCCAACTCTAGTTGCTGTAGTCTGTGCTGCGTTAACGGTTAGCTGAACACTAGAAGCATGTTTTGAAACAAGTCCTCCGGCATTTGCTGCACTTGCGGTCATTATTAATATTCCGAAAGCAAATAATGCTCTTTTCATTTTCTCCAAGCATACTTTT